TTCGACGAGGTCCCGTGGGGTGAGCGGCTGAGGCTCGACGCCCTTCTGTGCACAGCAGGCGGCGTAGATGCACCTGATCGACTTGGCGTCGTAGCCGGGCGCCGACAGAAGCTGCGCCCACCGTCGGCCGGTGTCGGCCTCCAACTGCTCGAGCACCTCGAGGGGCAGGTCCATGAGCTGGACCTGCCCGCCGGGCGTGTTGACGGCGAAGGGCATCAGGAGATCCCGACGCCGATGATGTTGGACGCCGCCGCCCAGTTGCCGGACAGCTCGATCGCACCGTCGACCGCAGCCGAGTACGAGGCGTCGAACAGGCCAAGGCCGTGCCAATACTTCGTGGTGTCCGTCGTGTCGGGGTACAGGTAGAACCGACGGGCGTTGTTGGCGCCGTTGTCGATCGCAGCGGCGTAGGCCGATGCGCTGGCGTCGTCGTAGAGGCCGGCGAACGTGCCGGACGAGTCGGGCAGCCCGGCGAGGTACTGCTTGTTCTCGTCCCCGAAGCATTCAGCCGGGACCTTGTCAGTCGTGAAGTCGATCGACCACTGGCGCAGCGATGCGATCGGGACGGCAGCGGCGCCGCCGTTCGCGGAGAAGTCGGCGTAGAGCCGACCGCGTCGGCCGTGCTTACGGGCCATGATGGGTACCTCCAAGGGTGGGGTGTGTTGCTCAACCGGCCCGCGGCCGGAGAACTTGGGACACCCGAGGCGACGGCCTCACTCGGGGTTGGTCAGATCATCTCGAGCAGCTGCTCGGCTCGCCGCTGGAACGTCCAGTCGGCGACAGCCATGCGCGCCGCCCGTGCGGCGTCACGACGTTCGGTGTCGTGCGAGCACCACCAGCGCAGCTGGTCGCCGAGCTCCTGTGGCGTCGTGAACGACGGCAGCATCCAGAACACGTCGTCGGACTCGGGGCGAGGGTCACGCAACCAGAAGCACCCGACAGCGGACAGTTCGACCTCTCGGGGCCCCATGCTGTAGCCCTCGGCGAGCGACGGCATGTTCGCCTCACGCCTGTACAGGTTGAAGCTGCATTTGGTGGACCTGTACAGGTCGGCGGTCTGGTCGTTCGGCCAGCACTCGTCCAAGTCGTGGATGACGAACCGGCGCAGCGGTGAGAACTCATCCAGCGCCTGCCAGTTGCCGGCGAGGATCACGTCGAGCCCCGACCAGTCGACCTTCTCCAAGAATTCGATGCGGGACGGGTAGCCGGTGCCGACGAAGCACACATCCGAGCGCAGGTCGTTGGTTGATGGACCTGGGTGATGTATGTCGGGGTCGTAGCTGTGCGGGAGGTACACCGAGTTCGGTGCGACCATCTGGAACGTGTCGAGGTTTGTCGGGTCGTTGACCACGTTCACGTCGGCGTGCGGGGCGAGCTGCAGTTGCCGGTCGTCCTCGTAGGGCGACTCGGTGTGCATCACCACGACCTTCATGCCACGCGAGCGGAGCACGTCCATCATGCCGGTCGGCATGTAGAACCCCGACGTGATGAACACGACGTGCGGCCAGAACCGCATCGCCGCTTCCCACACGCCTTGCATGGCGAGCAGCTTGGCGGTGTCGTTGTCGACCGCCCGTTCCCACCCGCCGTCGGCGGCTTCGATGTGCGCCGTCGAGTAGAACGTGAGCCGGTCCGACAAGTTGTAGTTGACGACCTGGTGACCGAGATGGCCGAACGCTGTGCGCCAGCCCTGGTGGACATCCGCCACGGAGAACGCCGGCCCTGGTTCGACCATGAGGATTCTCAACGGAACACCTCGCCGATCGCCGACCACTGCTTCGACGCATACACCGCCGACGCTGGTCGGGTGCCCCTACGGAACCCGTCGGACCATGTCTGCTTGCCACGGGTGCCGGGATGGCGGACGTAAGCAGTGCCCTGCTTCCTCTTGTCGCCGTAGCCCTGAGCGGCGAGGAACTTTGCGTTACGGGAGCGCTGTGCCCGCCGACGGTTGTTGCGGTTGCTGGTGGCTGAGGAAAGGGCGCCGAGGTCGTACATCGACAGGTCGCCGCCGAAGCCAACCATCACGCTGAACAGGGTCAACGCTCGGCCCTGTCGACGCGTGAGTCCCGCAACGATGATGTGGGGATTGGCGCCGTACTCAAGCACCTTCCACGGGCCCATCGGCCGAGGGTTGACCGTCGCCGTCACCTTCGGGCCACGCCCGTCGATGTCGTAACCGGCGTTCAGCCTCAGACCGTTGCGACCCCAGCGTGACAGGCGCAGATCGCCGCCGGTGTCGCGTGCGCCGGTGGCGAGCACCGCTGTCTTGTATGCCTGCGCCGAGGCTTCGACAGCGTCACGGTTCTCGCCGGAGATGACCGTGCTGACCTTCTCGAGCTTCGCAGCGAGCTCGGCGGGCGACTTGGACACGCCCATCAGTCGATGATCTCCAACACGATCGCCGAGCCGTAGTAGGCGACGCCGGCGTACTCGTACAAACCGATCGTGCCGATCGTGCGCACACCGAGCGACAAGTCGTCTTGGTCGGCGATCAGGTCCGGCACCGAGCCGGTGACGTTCGGGTCGACCAAGTCGTCGACTCGGGCCATCTGGTCGACGTGGTTGTGTGACACCAGCACCAGCACCGTCGCCCCAACGGTGCGGCCACCGTCGAACGTGCCGATCTCCGACTCGAGGTTCGTGATCACCGCGCATGGCGGCTGCACGTTGTCGACCGGGTACTCGTACACGTTGAGCCCGGTCGTGCCGTCGACCAGCGTCTCGTACAACTGACGGCGGATCGTGGCGTTGGTGCTCACCCGATCCCCACATGGGACGGGTGGACGAACGGCTGCAGCAGACGCTTCGCCGCTGCGGGCATCTGACGGGGCGCGTACTGGGTGCCGGTCAGGTCGTTGCCGAGCACGCCGAAGGGTGCGTCCTGCAGCTTCGCCACCTCGGCGACCAAGATCCTCGTCGCCTGCTTCACCTCGGTCGGCACGGCCGTCGGCCAGCCCCAGGTTCCGGTGACCTCGATGAGCCCACGACGACCGGAGGCGACGATCGTCGGGAACGTGTAGCCGGAGAGCAGGTCGATGCGGGTGTAGGGCACCGCCAGCGGCGCACGGGTCGTCGCACCGGGCGGCGCGAGCTGGTACTGCGACGCCGAGTAGGTGACCTCGTAGACGCCGTCGCCGTCGTCGTCCGTCTTGAGCGTCGTGACGCTGACGAGGTCGTTGAACGGGCCGAGCTCGAGCATCGCCGGCTTCGTGGCGTCGAACACCCTGGCCGTCGCTGTGACCTGGTAGAAGTGCCGGCCGCAGTAGCGGTCCACCATGCGTGAGCAGGCGGTGATGACATCCTCAAGGATCGTCGGGTCAGCGGCGGTGGTCTTGCCGGTGTAGTCGGTCGCTTCCTTCACCGTGAGGTAGCCGTTCGTGATGCTCACGCGTCCTCCATGCAACGGTGCGGCCAGTCGCCGAGTCGATAGGTCCAGGTCACCTCGGGCACACAGCGGAATCGGGCGCCCGCTTGATAGGCCCGTTTCCAGAGGTCGTGGTCCTCGTTGTGCACATCGGTGCGGTAGCCGCCGAGGTCACGCCACACCGACACTCGCACCGCGGCGGCGGAGGCGATCCAGTTGGCGTCCATGAGCGTCTTGAGCGGGTAGATGCGCTGCAAGGCGCGCTCGTCCTCGAGGTGGCCGGCGGGCCGGACTCGGGGCCAGGTGTAGACGATGTCGTGGTCGTCGGTCAGGTGTTCAGCGATCGTGGCGAAATGATCGGCGTCAAACAGGTCGTCGTCGTCGACCCTGAACACCCACTCGGTGTCCACCTCGTCGACGAGCCGGTTGATGACCGCCGCCGGCCCCTCGCGCTTCCAGTCCGTCTTGACCAGCCACTGCGGACGCACCGTCTGCAGGGCGATCGACTGGCGCAGTTCGTGGAGCAGGTTCGCCCGCTCAGGGATCGTGGCGGTGACGATCGTGAGGGGGATCATGGGTCGATGAACCAGAAGAACGACTCGCCATCACGGCGCACCCACGGCCAGAACGCCAACATGAACGGCCACAGCCACGCCACGAAGTACGGCAATAGCCACGCCTCGACCTTGTCGTGGCCGGCTCTCAGCATGTGTCGGACGCCGAGCGCGTACGTCAACACGACGCCTGCCATGAACACCACGACGGCGATCACTGCGTCTCCGGTGTGAGCCACCACACACACGACGCCGCAGCCGCCAACAGCAACCACGGCTCAGGGATCACTTGCACGGCGTAGACCGCCAGTACCGGACCCGCAGCGGTGTGCACCAACCGGTACGTGTCGGTGGCGACGACAAGCTGCAGATAGGCCACAGCGGTTGGCACGACCACGCGCCACGTCGGCATGTAGAACGCAGCCAGACAAGCACCCCACTGGGTGACCATGCGAGGGTCCCGCCACTTGCCGGCGTGGTGCTCCCACGCCGAACGGACCGGATGGTCATGGACTCGGCGCAGAACGCCGCCCATCGCCTTGTCGGTGATCTCGTCCATCTCTGGTCGGTTCACCACGGCGATCACTGCAGGCACAATCAGGCCGACCAACAGCACCGGGTTCCACGCCCACAGCGCAGCCCACACCGGCGACGTCTCCTTGATGGATGCGGCGACGATGACGAGCACCAGCGACAGCGGCCACCAGCCCTGCTCG